ACATTTTTTTTTATAATAAATGTTTAAATAAAAAGATTGGATGTCTATACTATTTAAAATAATACTTTAAGTATAACAAATACAGCTAACATCTGCCATACATCTTTAATAGGTTTTACAACGGTTACACACTTAGTTAAATATGTGTTCCAGAGGTATTTGACTAACCATATGAATACTAATTGAATAAGAATAGTAACTACAAGAAATACTAAACTGGCCGCGACATTTGGTTTGGCACCACCCACCATGCTGAATGCTTCTCTAACTGCTAATCCCATATTTTTTATACTATATACTTATAAAAAAAAAATATTAAAATTAAAATTAAATTAAATTAAATAAAATTAAAAATTAAAAATTAAACAAAATTAAAAGTCAGTATTAAAGTCGAATTGAATGTTTTCTTCTTTTTTAATAATCGCACCTAAACTATATTCACTTACACGTTTTTCAAAAAAATTTGTTTTACTATTTAAGGATATTAATTCCATAAAATCAAACGGATTACTTGTGTTAAATAATTTAGTATATCCTAATTGGACAATTAAACGATCGGCAACAAATTCTATATATTCAGACATCATATGTACGTTCATACCGATTAAATTACAAGGAATAGACTCGATAATAAATTCTTTTTCTATAGCAACGGCTTCTTTAAAAATAGTATATATTTCATCTTGACTTAATTTATTTTGTATCATTGAATAAAGCAAGACAGCAAATTCAGTGTGCATGCCTTCATCTCTGCTTATAAGTTCATTACTAAATGTTAAACCTGGTAATAAACCTCGTTTTTTCAACCAATAAATAGAGCAGAAAGCTCCTGAAAAAAATAATCCTTCAACAATAGCGAATGCTATTAATCTGGTAGAAAATGTGGATGTGTTAGAGTCAATCCATGTAATGGCCCAGTCTGCTTTTTTTTTAATAGCTGGACTAAATTGAATAGCATTAAAGGTTTTATGTTTTTCATCAGCATCAACAATATATTTATCAATTAAAAGTGAATAGGTTTCAGAATGAGTACTTTCCATCATGATTTGAAAACTATAAAAGGAACGCACTTCGGGTATTTGAATTTCACTGAAAAAATTTAACACCAGATTTTCTAATACAATACCATCACTGCCGGCAAAAAATGCTAAGATGTTTTTAATAAAATGACGTTCATTCTTGTTAAGTTTGTTCCAGTCTTCAATATCTTTTGATAAATCAATTTCTTCTGCGATCCAAAAACATGCTTGTTGTTTTTTGACCATGTCCCAAATTTTATTATGTTTAATAGGAAATAAAACGAAACGATTTTCATTTTCGGTAAGTAAATATTCCGACTTGTTATTCATTTCGGACATTATATATGTATAAGAATATATTTTTAAATCAATATTAAAATTTAATTTATATTGAATCTGGAATTACTGAAATTTACTTCTAATAATTTAATTGTAATTAAATTTAATTATAATTATAATAATATTATTAGTATTACATACTATTAAAGTTATTATGAAACATCCTACTTTAATTTTTGATGTTGATTACACTCTTTATAATTCTAAAGATATTCCCACAGAAGAAAATGATACTGAAAATATAACAGAACTCTTTTATTCTTTGTTTAAACCTAAACAAAAATTACATACAATGCTAAAAAACTATATAGGAAAAACTTTTTTATTTTCTAATGGTAATTTGTCACATGTAAATGAAGTGATTGAAAAAATCGATCTTAAAAATTTATTTTCAAATGAAAAAATAGCTACACTTGATAATTATCCCGATAAACCTAAACCTTATGTACAATCATATAAATTTGCTATTAAAAAATTCAATATACAGCCTACAGATACAGTTTATTTTTTTGAAGATAATATAGATAATTTAAAAGTCGCCAAAAAAAAATATAACTGGAAGACAATATATATTGATGAAGAAAAAACAACTGATAAAAAATTATCACATTATCCTTTTGTAGATTATACTTTTAAAGATATTAATAAGGCTCTTATGTATGTAATGAAAAAAATTGAAAAACAGATTACTAAAAAAAATAATAAGCAGAATAACAAGCAAATTAACAAAAAAAAAGAAAACAGACGCATAAGTCCTAAAATGAGTCCACGCCGAAAACGAACACACATAAAAAAAATAGATAATAAAATATCTACTAGTAAACATAAAAAAATAACAACATCTAATAATACTCGTCCACACACAAAGCGTTCTACTATTCGGTCACCATTCAAACATAGAAACAAACAACATAATTATATTACATCAAATCGTTTACAGCGTATTGAACGAATGGAATAATAATGTATTCATATTCATATAATCATATATTCATATAATCATATATTCATATAATCATATATTCATATAATCATATATTAATCGTCCTCAATAAAGGCGTAGCTATCTCCTAGTGCTTCATCTTCTGCAATGGATGGCGTATGTATATTGATTGATGGGTTTGAACCATCTATATTTGTATTCATTGTATTGTGGGAAAACAGTGATGACACTTTTCGTAACGTTTTTTTAAGATCGTTTATATTTTGAGTAGTATAAACGAGCCACCCTTTATGTTCGGGAGACCATTGTCCTCGATATTTTTTAATAAACATTTTTTTTTCAAAGGTATCACCCGTAATAAGAACTTTATCTACATATTGTGTCATATTAATTGAACCAGATTTTTCAGTTGTTGGCAAGGTAGTAGAACTAGGAGACGTTCGTTTTTTTTTTGTTTTAATAGACATATGCGGTTTTGTGGAAGATTTTGTAGAATCTGTAGTCGACGCTGTCTTTGTTTCTAAATTGTCTAATTTAGATTCAAGAGATTCAACTTTTTTATATAGTTTATCTATTTTTGAGTCTATAGATTTACACATTTTATACAAACTATTCATATTGTAATATGTGTAATAATTATAAGTATGTCATGTATAATCATATAATAAATCAAATTTTATATAATTATACTTTATTATTTTTATTTTATTATTTTACTTTTTATATATATAATATATTTATTATTTTCTAATAGCAAATGCTGATAATACGCCTGCGCCAGTTCCAATTGTTCCACCACCTATAAGACAACCTGTTACTAATCCAATTTGAGCACCTATAGTCATACCTGGAATATGTAAAACAGAACCCAGTGTAGCACCAACTAGTAATCCAATCGAACCTCCAATAATAGTTGTTGTTGTTAATACGAGTTTTGTTGTTTTAGCTTTAATAGTAGCAGCTTTAACTAATTTTTCTGTCCCCTGTTGTGTATTATCTGCCGTATGCTGAGCATGATCAAGAACATCATTAAGAGGTTCGTAACATTGTCCTGTTAATTTAGATAAATCTTGAAAAGTCTCTTTAAGTAACGACGCTTCATTTGCTAAATGTTGGTAGTCTTCTTCTGTTTCACACCTTATTTCTTCGGTAATATCACCAAAAGAATTAATAACTATAGTTTTTTTATACATAATAGAAAATATATTTACTATGTAAACATATTTTAAAATATTTACAAATTTAAAAGTTAAGCAAAATGTGCTAGTTACCGTTTTTTACATTTTGGACATTTATTACATTGTACACATTTGCATTTTTTTTTATGCCCTTTGTTACATTTACATACACATTTTTTAGACGAACGTCTTTTTTTAGACGAACGTCTTTTTTTAGACGAACGTCTTTTTTTAGACGAACGTCTTTTTTTAGACGAACGTCTACGTTTTTTGGTAGGTGAAACCATTTTAGAAATATCTTTAAATAATTTTTTTAATGCTTTGTCTAATGCCATGAATCGTATATATTATAGTATATGATTTTAATTTTATGTTTATGGTAATTTTAAATATATATATATATATTAAATAAATTTAAGATATATTAATACCTTATATAATACTATAGACATGCTTACAGATATAGCCATTGGTGGTCTTAATATTATAGGATGGGGTTTAAAACCATTAATAGAAAAAAAAGCTGTAGAACACTGTTCCAGTTTCATTTTTGCCAATACACGTTATATAACAACCGCTTTTATAAGTATTTTTATTTTAGCAGTAGCGAACCGTAAGTATGTAATTAAACATCTAAATATAAAAACGTTATATTTTTCAATTATTGTCGCTGTAATAGGTTTAGTATCTATTATGTCTAATTATTACCTTTTATCTAAGTATGATGCCAGTTTAGTTGTAGCTATTGTAGAACCTTCACTTATTTTAGTTACACTATTAGTAGGAAAAATATTTTTCAACGAAACAGTAACTTTATTACAAGTTATAGGAGTTATGGTGATAGCGTTAGGTTTATTTATAGTTCTTTTATCTAGATAAATAAAACTACATACTCATATGTGGTGTGCCGTCTCTTGAATAATTTCCTTAATTTTGGTTCGTTTCGTGGATAACATCGCATTAATCGCAATTATATAATCTTGTTTATTTTCTATATTTGAAGAAGCAATAGAAAACATATTATTGATAATACCAATATCTTTTTCTGACCAAACATTATCAAATATATTATCTAACGAATGTATTTGACTATGTTTTATGTCTAATTCGTTACTGTTTTCTTTAAAACTATTTTTAATAATAAATATATAATATTCAAGAGCATGAGATAAAATACTTGATTGATTATCATAACTGTCTTTTAAAATTCGTAAACCTTCCATAGCATACTCAAATAAGGCCGTATAAGTGGGATTATATAACGGTGAAAAATGATAAATTGCCTTTGTTATAGGAGATAATAATAAATGTATATCCTCTCGTGTTACTCCATGAGACCAACGTATAGGTCCCTGTAATATATTCGCATCATGGATATGAACTTTATTATTAAATATAGCTATTTTTGTTCCTACAGGTTTTAGGGAAATGATACCTAATTTAATGATAACTGATAAGGGATCTAATAACTGTATATTTATATTTTGTGTAGGTATATGTTTTTGTGTAATATATTTATAACCTTTTTCTAAAGTAGAAGATAAAAATTGGTCCATAACTTATAAGTTGCGCTTATTGTTTATATACATATTAAATATATTTAAATATTTATTAAAAATTTGATTTCAAATTTTATTATGATTTAAATAATATACTTATAATATATAGAATATATAAATGATTATACCTGTACGATGTTTTACATGTAATAATGTAATCGGTTCTAAATGGAATAAATATCTAGAATTACTACAAAAAAAAAATATTAAAGAAAGTGATAACATTTTAAATATACATATGGATGTTCAATCAGTAGAAGACATTACAAACAATAAAGAAGTCTTTGATCAATTACATATTACTCGTTATTGCTGTAAACGTCACTTGCTTAGTCATGTAGATATATTACATAAATTGTAATAATTATCACCCTCCATATCGATTATATTACATTAAATGTATTTAAAAAAGATAAAACTATAATGATAACCAGTAACATATGTTTAAAAAGTGTATAGAGTTTTATTTTTTTGGAACTCGAAGCAGTTTTATTATCTAATTGATAATTAATGTTATCATTAATAAAATAAATAAAAATTAATATAACAAGAATAATCATTTGAATATTAGGACTTAATAAACTATAACATATAAACAAAATTAATATAATAATGGATAAGGTTAATTCAAATAAAGGATGTTTCGTATCATTAAACGTAAAATCAATTACAACATAAATAAAACATAAAATTAATAAATAATCTACAAATCGATGACGCTTATTTAAAAAGGTAAGCGTTTGTTTATTCATAATTTTTGACGGACCTATTGAAAATACTGTGGATGACATTAATATTAACAGTGAACCTAAAATAATATTAAGTTTTGAGTCTTTATTAATAAATGAATGCTTTGGCGTATGTCGTTTATAGGTCATGTATATAATATATATAAATATTTTTTTTTATTATAATTAAAAAATATAAATCTTTGTATATAATATATACTATAATAATGAAATACACCAATGTCTATATATTATTAGGTTTATTATTACTTACTTCTTTAGTTATGGGTTTACATAAAAAAACAATACGAACAAATAAAAATATTACTACTTTATTACACAAAAAGAAAAATATATATAGCCAAGAAAAACAAATGAGATGTTCGATTGAAACGCCCACAACACAGCGTATGGTAGATATATCAAGAGAAAATCCGTATGGTGGCATAGGACAACCGGTTACCGGACAACCACCAGGTCATTTTTACAACTTTGATCCAAATAACCGCGCTCCTGAAGAAACTAAATTATTTGAAGCTGGTTCTACTAAATGTTTTGATTGTAATAATAGTATGCAAAATAGATTTATGAATACTACAAGTAAAAATTTTTCTTTTTCTAATCCTACTAAATGTTTTGATTGTGAAAAACAAGTAAAACAATGTAATAGATATTAATCTACATAATACTACTAATAAGTTTATTTAAATAATATAATTTATTAATAATATTATTATTATAATAATATGAATAAACGTATTAACAAAAGAAAAGAAAAAGATATTAATAAACTTAAAGACATAGTTAAAGATGTTACTATTATTAATAATAATATTATTACATTGTCTATACAAGGGCCCATAGATTCTGATTATGAACATGGTACGTGGCAAATTAAGATAACGATTCCACCCAATTACCCCTTTGTTTCGCCATCAGTTGGCTTTATTGATAAAATATATCATCCTAACATTGATTTACGTTCAGGAAGTATTTGCTTAAATACATTAAATGAAACATGGACTCCAATCTATAATTTATCTCATATTTATAATATATTTATACCACAATTACTACTGTATCCAAATCCAGAAGATCCGTTAAATGAGGAAGCAGCAAGATTATTTAAAGAAAATCAAATTGTATATAAAGAAAATATTAATAAGTATATAAAATATTTTGTTTAAAGTAAGTAATTAAAAATGATTTTTATGGATTTTTATGGATTTTTATGGATTATTATAGATTATT